CATTATTACCTGGCCCACTTCTTAGACACCCCCCCTCTTTGCAGACATGCCCTCCCCAAAATCAACTCGGTGGTGTTTCACGCACAACAACTGGACTGAACCCGTCTTCCAACAGTGGTCCAATTTGTTAGGTGATGAAGCGAATGTCAAGTTCGGGATTATCGGAAAGGAGGTCGGAGAACAGGGAACTCCCCACTTGCAGGGGTTCCTCATCTTGCACCGACAGCAGCGCCTCTCTTGGGTCCGTAGACACTTCCCTGACGGATGCCACTGGAGCATCGCACGGTCGGACTCTGAAACGAATCGAACGTATTGCAAGAAGGATGGAGATTTTATTGAATTTGGTGTTTTCCCAGACGCTCAGGGAAAGCGCACAGACCTCGATCAGTTCATCGAGTGGCTGGATGAATTTGAGTCCAACAATGGACGCCCCGCGAGCTCCCCTGAGATCGCCAAAACCCATCCGAAAATGTACCTTAGGTACCCCCGTTCCGTTCGGCTCGCCAAGAGGCGCTGTGCCCTGTTTCCCGTCCAAGAAGGCGACCTGAATGATTGGCAGAGGGAGTTAGAGGAGAAGCTCGGTGCTGATCCCGATGACAGGACGGTTCTGTTCTATGTTGATCCCGATGGTGGTAAGGGCAAGACCTGGTTTGTTCGGCGTTACTTGACATTGCATCCTAATTTAGCTCAGGCTCTCCCGATTGGTCAGATCAAGGACATGGCGTATGCGGTGGATACGAATGCCCGAGTCTTCTTTGTGAACGTTGCGCGCAGCGGTATGGAGTTTCTTCCCTACAGGTTCCTAGAGATGCTGAAGGATAGAATGGTTGGAAGTTCGAAGTATGAATCTGAGATGAAAATCTTCCGCCACAACGTTCACGTGGTCGTCTTTTCTAACGAGTATCCTGACGAGACGAAGATGACGGCTGATAGGTATGATATAAATACTATTTAGTTACGAGGGTCCCTGAAATAGCAAATGATCCGCTTCGACATCTGCAGGGAAGCCGCTGTTGTCACTGTTCCAGTGTTGGACATATACTTGTCGCACCACCATACGAAGAAACACCTCCCATTTTGGGCTCCGGTGCCTGTGCTTTCATCAAACCGGATTTGTCTGCGTAGGGGAACCCAAAGGTTAAGGTTCATAAAGTTTCTTCCAGAGTTGTGAGCGTAGGTGGCGGTGTCTGTATCCCCGTTGAGGCGGTAGCGTTTGTGCATGAGGATGTGGTAGGCGTCCGGATTGAGCGGACGGCAGTGGAAGTCATTGGAGTTAAGGGTTGAGGGATCGAAGGCGATGGCCCTGTCAATACCGTATCCTCTGAACCAGATGTTCGGGTCGATCGTGGCATTGTGCTTGGGTACGACGACGGCAAGATTGATATACAAAGGTTCCGTCAAATTGTTGCGAAGTTCGATGCAAAACTTCCAACCGTTGATATATGCGAGGTCCCGGCTTCTGAGGTCGATGTCAACACTTCCCTGATTTTGTTGGGAAGGAATGGCTGTGAGCTCCACAGAGTTGAGTACACGAGTACCATAGGCGGTAGGGTCCGTGTCTGAAATTGCATGCTTTTTGGCAGTTGCGGTTCCTCGACGTTCTCCTATTTGAGCACGTGCCCGAGCTTGATGACGGTTACGCCGGCCTCGCCAATACCGTTGTATCATTCGTGCCCCGCTAGCAAACCTTCCCCTGTTTGTATATGCAAACTTCGCCGCTGTATATATCAATCTAGCCCTCTTGCCCGCTGGCGACGCCGCCGCATACCCCGCCATGGGTATCAACGACCGTTTCGCATACCGCCTTGCTAAAACCATCGCCATTCTGAAAAATGGCTGTCTTGGGCCAGAAT